AAGTGTTAACCATATTAATAACAGCTGAAGCCTCTGCAGCTCGCTTAGTAACATCAGTCTGAACAAACATATCATCCAAATCAACAAACTTTTGCTGAGCATATTTTTCCCAAAAGTCGTCATCCTTATTATAAACATACACCATCTCAGGAGAAAATACTTGTTTATAGTAAAATAAAGATAAACCACTCTGAAAATAATTCTTAGTGGACGTCTTACCAACGTTTGGAGGACCCGTAAATAATATAAAGAATGGCTCAATTCTGTTATGAGTAGAACCAATTAAAGAAGAACACATCTTAAAAATTCTCTCAAACTTAACCATTTTAGTACTATAAACTTTTTGCAAATAACTGGGCATAGTCTGCATACGCATATCAACAAGACAATCATTAGCTATCTTATATTCAGCAATAACTTGCTCCATAAGCTGTTTGTTTACAATATATTCTTCTTCACGTACAGGAAGTGCATCAACCATCTTAATAATATTGTATAACTTTAATCCAAATTCAGAAAAATTTGCATCCAATGGATCATAAGCTATAAACGTTCGAACCAACATTCTACATATCGAAACAAAAACATCAATAGTCTCAGATGTAACTTTTTTAACGTGATTCATATACACAAACTGGGCATTAGCTTGTCTCAATTCTGCTTCAGTCATATTATTCAAAAAACTGCCAGAAAACAAATTTGTAAAACTACTAAAAGCCTGTTGTATAACATTATTCTGAGTTTGAAAACCACATGAAGTGATTATATGCTCCAAATCTTCACGATTACGTGCACTACTTCTGTACCAACGCTCATATTGTCTGTAAGTTCCAGTATCCATATAATACTCTCTACCTTCAATAATGACATAAGCAGAAGGCTTTTTAAAAAATTCAAGAATAGCATCAAAATTTATAAAAGATATCTTAATTACTGAGTCTGAACGTGATATTAAAAAATTTGAGAGCCACTCCATACATGCAGATTTATTACCTTTAATTGCATGATACAAAGCGTGCAAAATACTTTTAACTTCAAGCAAAACAACCTTATATTCATCCTTAAAAATATTCTGCCAATCCTCAAAAACAATCAAATGACTCCTCATTTTTTTTTCTACCACTTCAGCTTTTTCAAACAAAGTGTTAAACCGTGAGCACCAAAGTAAACATCGGTCAATGAACTTACGCGCAACAACAAACTTATCTACTAATATTAAAAAAGATATCAAGAGCATAAAAAAAACTTCCGTAAAAAAAGCTATCACTCTGACATTCAAAATCCTGCTGATATTTCTCAAATCGCATTTTCTTAATATTAACAGACTTTTGCTTTTTATTACACTTCATATTCAATTCCACCACTTTATTATGATTTTTAAAATCACGCCAAAATGTTCTTATGACATCTTTGTTAACATCATTAGTTATTTGTTCCACACTCTCTTCATTT